TAGGGTAGTCGTCGCCGTATACGCTGGCGTCTTTACTACGTTACCCTTTGAGTCAATAAAGCTATTGGTTCCCGTCTGGTTATATGTCAGCGAACCATCTGGGGTGATCTGGTTGATCATAGCCAGTTGCGCTTCGGTGAGAGCGGTATCTCGGTTGAGACCCGCCTGAGCGTTGGCTGTCTTTACTGGATCTGGCGGTTTGGGTGAAGAGACCAATGTTTATTCCTTCCAGAACCTATAATCCTCTTTGAGGACGCCTATGATTATCCCGTCGCGGCCCTTGCCGAAGTGATTGCGCAAAACACCCTCGCGGGCACCGCCAACACGCTCTGTTAAGTCAACCACTGTTGCTTGTTCTGTTATAACAGTACACCTGTCATAGCACAACTGACCGAATACATACCGGCCAAGCGCTTTCATGAATGACATAGGGAAATTATTGCCTGCGATACTCACGTGTAAATCTGTCTTTTCGAACACGTTAAAGAGAGCGCCAACGATGATTTCTCCGCCTCGTTCATAGCCAAGGACAGTGTAGGGAGGGCAGAAGGACTTATCGACCTTCTGGCTTAGAAACTGCGCTACTCGTTCGTCTGTTACTATCACGCTACGATATCCGAGATTTCGAAGGTGGTTTCTGTATCAATGATTTCCGTATCCAGAGGCACAAGAGAACCGGACGTGATTTGCAGTGAAGGAGCCAAGGCGTAGCCAAGACCGCCGACCGATGTCCACGCCTGCTGAATCTTCTTATCCCTGGTCCCGCCCCATGTAGACGCACCCCATACGGAACCGCCCCAAACGGAAGATGTATCAATAGGGTTAGAGCTTGGAGAGGATGGCAGATTAATCATGTAGTCCGCCATGATATCTAGCTGCGCATTGACCTCTGTCGAGCCTCTGAGACGCGCACGAGCTATAAGCGGTATCTTCAGCGCAGCGGGGTTTCCGAAGTCATTGAACATCGGAACGTAGTTTGCCGTGAATGGAACTCCTTCGTCCATGCCGGTCACATAGCACTCGACTACGCGGCCATTCTCAGAGCCAAAGAACAAGCGGCCATTGAATACGCAAAGGCAGCGGATATCCCAGCCGGTGAATTTGGACCACGCGCCTGTGCGAGCATTCGCAACGAACGTCATAGGCGGCTGTCCCTCAGTCGTCGGAGGCGAGACAAGCACCATCTGCTGTTCAGGCCAGACAACGCAACTCCAAGGGCTGGAACGACGTGCTGCAACCTCCTTGTTCCATTCCGTTTCGATTGGGTAGGACACGGCGGCGGGAGCCAATGCGGCTACATCGCGATTAATGGCTTGGGAGAGGGGAATATCACCAATGTCGGTTGCGAAGATGATGTCACCACCTGCCCTGATCCATGCTAGAGGGCCAAGAGGCTTGCCGATCTTGTACGTACCGACCTTTGACCAGCCGGAGCCAGTAGCGCCCGGATTGCCGCCTTGATAAACGACTACTTGGCCCTCATCCGACGCAATGATACATTGCTCAGAAAGACCACCATCGCCGGAAGTATCAAGTGACCAGCTTGAACCCATCAATAGCTTACCGCCCTCATTAAATTCGCCACCCAGCGGGAATGAGTCAGCCACTCCGCTAATCTTGTCAGTTTCTAGATACCAGAAAGTCTGACTGTCCTTTTGGATAAAATAAAGGCTGTTTTTGTAGCTCCAGACATAGGATAGCGTTCGAGTATCTACCCCAGTTATACCTGTGTAATAAGGATCTGGAACGCCGTCAGCAGTCGCGGAGCCTGTGGATGACGTGATTATCTCGTTATCCTGAAACGTGCCAGTGACATCGGTGATGTAGAGGAAGCCTGTAGATGCGCCGCTAGGTTCAACGTGCAGGATGAATGCGGTTGCCCCAGACGTTCCTCCAGTGAGGGTTTGGCTTGGCTCAAAATCCGCCGTCAGGGCGTCATATGTGAGCATATACACATCGTCTTCATCAATGGGGAACCAATCTTCTCCATCGTACAGGTGCATCGGGTCTTCACCATTTACGGCGATTAGGTATGTGCCGCCTGTGGTAGAAAACTGAGTGACGATCCAATTACCACCTGAAAGACCTTCTACGACCTCAAGGCCACCCGTCGAAAGCTGGCCTATGTTATTGCCTAGATCGTCTACGATATCATCCGTACCGGTCGAAAGCTGGTAGTTGATTGGGCTAGTGACATTGGTGATATCGTAGATCGTCGTGGCAGTGGAAGCGAACAGGCGCTTGTTGTTGCCATTGTTGTAATCGAAAATGGCGGTTGTTGGAGAGTCCCCTGCACCCAGCGTAGCATAAATGTCGGAACCCTTGCGGATCTCCATTCCCGTCGCGGTTGGGAAATAATTTTCTAGAAGATAAGCGCCATTTAGGTTACGGCTAGAATTAATTGCCAAGTTATGATTGGCAATCCACCCTTGAGCCGGAGCCGGGAACGTCTTCAGCGCGGATGTTCGTTGACGCACTCGCGCTTGGCGCATTGCTTAAACCCCTGCCCCGAAAGTGATGTTCAAAACAGCACTAGAACTGCTTGTGATGAAAGAAAGGTGGGTCGCGCCTACGGGAACACCAATAATCTGAGGAAACTCCGTCTGCTTGATAAGCATACCGCTCGAACTAGTGACGACTACGGACGAGTCTCCGAACAGGAAGTAAATCCCTGTGACGCTAGTGCCTGATTCAAAATGAAACCTCAGTGAGGTTTCGCCTAGGCTAGGGAGGGCTACGCGCTGAGAGATGGGAGAGCCGCTTGGGCTATTGACAGTGGTGGTATGCTTGATGCTCTGAAGAGGAATGAATGCCATTGTTAAGCTCCTAAATTTCGTGGATAGGCTGGGTATACGTCCCAGCTAGGGGCAACGCGACCCATGCGAATGATGCGAGAGCCTTTGTCCTCACCGGATAGCTGAGAGAGGCGGATTTCGTAGTTCTGGAGATCTTCTGCGTAGTCTAGACGCTTCATTGCCCGCCAGCGCCAGATAAGGCCAAGGGTCAGCAAGCGCTCATCCAGAACGAATGTATCGCTATCTTTGGTGAACTCGTTCTTCTTCTCTCCGGTATCGCCATCGATAATAGCGGCTTTGGAGACATAGTAGAATTCTGCCGTGGTATCCGCCGAGACTGCGGGCTGGAACTGAATCTGCCCGTCAAGGATGATCCAATAGCCAGGATTGGGAGACGCAAGGCCATTCTTAAGATCGCGCCAGAAGTTCAAATCAGGCGTATCGACATAGCCCCATGTGTACCAATTCGCCCGCTGCACGTCGGCATTCTTGGGCATACGGTCGTAGTCGTCGGGAAGGTCGAAAGCTCCCGTCGTGCCGTCACCCACCATCTGGTATTGCTTGATGAGGGAGCGCCAGTCGTGGGCCTTGATAATATCCGTCACTACCTCATCAGCGAGGTCAACAATCTCCTGTTCAAACCTTCCGATGCCAGAGAAAAAGGTTGAGGGCTTGTTAACCCCCAACCTGATCGATGCTGACCGTGCCGCTGTGAAGAAGGACAAGGCTTATTCCTTTTCGGTGGTGAGTTCCTGAGCTACCTGCAAGAGGGTATTGCGCGAAGGATTGCCGCGTGGGCGCTTGCCGGTCTTCTCTTCGATGTAGTCTTTAAGCTCGTCGTCAGACTTGCCCTCAAGAGCCGGGCCATAGCCTAGATCCGTGGTGACGCGCTCTGTGTCAAGAACCTGACGATACTGAGACTGTTCGGCCTTCATGCGTTCAAGCTCCTGCTTGAGGAATTCGTTCTCGGATGCAAGGCGCGTGACATTGGCGGAACCGGCTGCGTTGTCCAGATATGCCTGAGCCTGATTCTTCCATTCACGGCCACCCTGACCAAGCGTCTTGAGCGGCTGACCGTCGAGAGATGCGAGAGCTTCAGCAGTGTAGATGTTGAGGCCCTTGAGTTCCTTCTGCTTTGCAGGGGTGAGGAACGGGAGGGCTTCGATAGGAGTACCGCTCTTAGTCTGGCGCTCGCCTTTCTTGAACTGTTCGTACTGCTTGGCATACTTTTCGGCGTATGTGCCGGGGCGGGTCATGCCGGTTTCTTCGTCTTCGATGCCACCGGGAACTTCTGCCCATGCAGGGAATACCGGAGACTGCTGGCGATCACCAGCCATGTGAATACGAACCACTTCCATGTCGTCAAAGATCGGGCGACCCTTTTCCTTGGACGCGGCCTCGTTAAGAACGGGGAAGTTTTCGAAGGTTGCTGCGATGCGGCTCTGTTCAGCCATGACTTATTCCTTTGTTGCCTGAATGGGAGAAGGGGGCCATTACAGCCCCCTATGTTATTTAAGCTGCGGTCTTCTTGAACCAAGCGTACTGATTGATCGGAACGCCACCCGTAACAGTTGGGGCGGTCCATGCGCCTGCACCGGTTGCCATGGTCATAGCAGGTTCGGTGAGGATCGTCACAGCACCGGAAGCAATTGCCGCCGATGCCTGAGCAAAGATGTATGCGTGACCGTCAACTGCAAACATGACGGTGCCAAGCTGCGGAGACGGGACAGAACGGCCGCTATCCCAATAAGGGATAGGACCAACAAGGCCACCATTGACGTTAATGGAAGAGCCAAGAGACGGGGTAGAAGTGATAGGCATAGTCGTTTCCTTCTTTTGGCCTA